GTTGGTTCCTTAGTGGGTTTCTTTGTAGGTTCCTTGGTGAGTTCCTTAGTGAGTTCCTTGGTTGGTTCCTTAGTGAGTAATTTAATAGGTTCTTCTTCCATCTCTTCCTCCTCCTCTTCCTCTTCCGCCTCTTCCATTCCTCTTCCTGCTTCTTCTATGATACTCCACATATCCGTTCTACCTAATAACTGAATGGACGCATTTGCGAAACAACTTACACTCTCATTTTTTAATCCCCTTCTCTCTTTCATTCCATTTGTTGTGATATGTCCTTCTCTCTCATAAAGTAATACATACGGTTCATCTTCAACCGGTAATTCTACTTCGCTCACACTACTATCATTGAATTCATACCATTTATCACCATATTCAACAATACTCTTATAATGTCCCGACTTTACCGAACTCCCTATATGAATTGTATATCCCCTCAATACATAATTTACACCCTTTATACTCACACTAGGTTCCAATTCTACTTTTGTACTATTCTTAACTGCACTGGTTCCAACAAACAACTGTCTCCTCACTGCGATAAGAATATAATCACTTACCTCCATTATTTTCATCTGTTGAATATGCTTCGTTTCTTCCGCAGGACATTCATCTTCTTCACCCAAACGACCATCTACCCTTTCCGGTTTCTGATATTTCACAATCATTTCACTTATTTTACTCTTTGTCTTTCCAATCGGTAATATCAACACATTAGACACTTCTTCTTTCTTGCTCTTCACTTTTTTATTTTCACACGCAAGAATAGTTTGTGTATTATAAGAAAACATTTGTTTAATACGTTCATCATAGTTCTCTCCCGAGTCTAAATATTTTATAATAAACTCGTGCGCGTCTTGCTGTCCCACTCCTTCAAAATAATTCTTACACACATTTCGCAATAATATTTTAGGATTTTGTTTCCCAAATGTTTTTAAAATATCTCGTGAAATAGAAATGAACTGGTCTCTATTTCCTCCTACTTGTTTTGCCACTTCAGGTTCATATTCTTCTGGAAATACGAAATTACACGCCAAACGCGTATCCGTCTTAAACGACTCCACCAATTCATCATCGTCCGCCATATTCTTTCTTTGTTTTTNATTGCGGTCTTCCTTTTCTCTCTCCTCATCTCTCTTCATTTTATAGGCCTTGAAATGACTATCACTAAAATCTAATTTGACCACATTAAAATCATCTTTAAATGAATATTTCGGCATACGGGATACATCACTCTTGAAATAGGATGTTAATCCCACAATACGGCGTTTCAATGCGTTCTCATTCTTCAAAGAACCCTCTTCCAAATTATTAATATATAGATTTACAAACTCATCCAATGAATCGGGCATCGCCAAATGATTAATCTTTTTGGGTTTCTCTGCGCGATTCAATTCAGTTCCACCCAATTCTTTCAATTTATTCACAATACGCGAAATCATTTGTTCGTTCGTAATTCCCGCCTTCTCCGACAATTCTACACCAATTCCACGCTCTCCTGCGCGATATGTAGAAAATCCAAACGGATTGCGAACAATACTCACCACTCCGTGTTCATATTTCACCAAATCGGTTAATTGTACTTCTCTCACTTTGCTGACAATCTCGTCGGATTTCTTGTCTGTGATAATCGGTATTTTGAATTCGGTTATATATCCGCGCAAAATATTAAACAATACTCCGATTTCATTTGGATAATTAACAATCGGTGTTCCTGTTAATAAAATGATTTTCACATTTTCAGCACTCATCAAATCCTTATAGATACGAACAGACAAATGTTCTTCCTTCTTTTCGTCTTTCAACTTATTGACTATACGTCGGATTAAATTATGCGCCTCATCCACGATAATCGTCTTTCCACTAAACGGATTTTTACCCTCTTTGCTCATCGTCCCATATAAACGACTATTCAGACCATTATAATTCACAAACTGATATCGCGCTCGTATAATTTCGTCTATTTGAATATCCAATGACCGACGGTCGTCTTCATTCAATGTATCATAATTCGGCGATTTCGTGTTTTTCGTCAACCATACACCACCCTGTTTGATTATAAAATCAACTAAAAGCGGAATAAAACGGGCAATATGCTCGGCATATTTCATTCGGTCTTTATCGGGCAACTTGAAAAACACCCAATGCTGGTTCGTCTTATACATTGGGTCGCCCCTCTCTTTCAATTCTTTTATATAGTTGGATCTCAATGATGCCGGTGTCATTACAATAATTTGCTTCTTATGTTTCAAACTCTCCGCAATGGAAATAGATGTGAATGTTTTGCCACTCCCAAGACCATGATATATGAGTAATCCTCTATAAGGCGTATTCACCAGTAAATAATCGCGCACCAGTTTCTGATGGATTTTCAATCCATTGTTTTTATTCACATTTGTGCGATATCCCTTTTCCTTTTCAAACAGTTCATTTATAAACTTCGCAAAGGGTTCGCGACTATACGGAACATAATAATTAGAACGCAAATAGGACTGCATACTCAGATAATCATTCTCTCGCTGTTTCAATCCGTATTGAATTCGTGAGGCCGTTATACCCGTATTAGGAACAACCGGAATACGCATTTTCTCCTCAGCATACGGTGTAATACTCTGCTTTAATAGTTCTTTAACTGTTGCCCTCTTCATATCCGCCGATTTCTTTATCAACATATCCTGTTTCGCGGTTTCTAATATATCTTGTGCTTTATCAATATAGTCCACTGGCGGTTTCATGATTTCTTCGGGTGTAGAAGAACTATCCACTACCGCAACTGATTTTAAAATGGGCGCTTCATCTCGGACTTCTATTCTAACAGGAACAACACTCGCAAATGATTTATCTGGTGCCCTTGCAGTAGATTTACCAACTAATTTAAAAAAAGAATCAAAATCCATATAGTATATCATTAGAAATTTAATCTACAATTCTTTCTAAAATCATAGCACAAGCATTTTGTTCTGCCTTCTTTTTCACCTTGTGTGTACATCGTCCCAGTTCAAACGCACATTTCATTGTTTTTCCCTCCATTTCTTGCTGTATTTTTGAAAATACGATTTGCCCTTCAATAGGAATAATAATATCCGCCGTGATTTGCGCCGAGTGTTTAATATTGAACCCCACATAGACCCCAATCGTATATCCCTTTTCATCTGATACGTCCCATTCCACATAAAATGGGGTGCGTTTGAATGCCTTTTGAACTTTCACTTGTAAAATATTCTTATAGTTGTCGTTCTCATCCACCAATTTCACCCAATTAATATGTCGTTCAAAGACATTTTCAATGAAGATTTGCGCCATCTGTAATCCAGGACCCACCATAAAAACCTTTTCAAACCATTCGTGTTCATCGTGAATGTCTATTTTATTAAAGTCCAAAAATAAAGCACCAATGAAGGCCTCAAATAGACACCCCAATTTCTTTACATTGGTTCTCAATCCCAACGACTCCGAATAGCGACTAATGACGAAATACTTGTGTAATCCCATTTCCATCACAATACGTCCAATGTTCTCATTTTTCACAATCGCGATTTTCTTCTCTGTCATAAATCCCTCATTTGCCTTTGGAAATCTCCTATATAAATAATACTTTGCTACACATTCTAAAACACCATCGCCCAGAAATTCCAACCGTTCATTGGATTTCGTTCTCAATCGCATCACTGATGTATATTTTGCTTGTGCCTCTTTCAAATCCAATATTTTAATCTTGTTCTCCGCCAGAGCATACTCTGGTCGCCGTATATATGAACGATGAATGAATGCGCGTTTATATATATCCACATTATGGACTTTATCAGGAACACCGTATTCTTTCAATATCGCACATATTTCGCTTTCTGTAATATCCACATTTATAGGATTATAGGGGTCAAACAATAAACCATCATCCAATACAATATAATCGCCCTGAGTGAGCATATCCTCTTTGATATCCGTTTCTTCTCCATTATCCGCCCACTTTTCGTCTATTTTCAAAGTCTCTTCGTCGTCGCTCATTTTAAGTTGATAAATACATAAATACATAATTTGTATTCAATTTTATAATGTATAAAATCATTGTTGATGTTAGAGAAGATGTTCTTATTCCCAAATTCAAAGATATCACCATTCAACAACTGGAAATTGGCGATATTATGATTATGTGCGAAGATGTCCCAATTACTGTATTTGAACGCAAAACACTGGACGACTTGGCCGCATCTATTCGCGACGGAAGATATGAAGAACAATCCGCCCGATTGAAGACGCTCCCCATTCATCCACGAAATATATTCTATATTATAGAAGGCAATATAGACCACTACACGCCTTCAAAATATACGAAACACACCATTACAAAAGATACACTTTATTCCGCAATGTTCTCTATTCAATATTATAAGGGGTTCTCTCTGATACGAACCCAGAACCCAGAAGAGACCGCACATACGATTGAAATCATCCAACAAAAACTAACTCGCGAACACGGAAAACGAGTGCCCGCCGAAACTATATCCGAACCCGTGCTCACAATTAAGAAAAAGAAACAAGAAAATATTACTCCTGAAAATATTGATATGATCTTTCTCTCTCAAATCCCGTCTATAAGTGCGACGATTGCGTCAGCACTTGTAGAAAAATATAAAACAATCTTCACCATTAAAGACGACATAAAAACCATTCACGAATTTACATATATGACATCTACGGGAAAACCCCGTCATTTATCAAAAACAAATATTCAAAATCTAGAGAAATTCCTTCATTGTGCTACCAATGATACCATACTACTATCATCCCCACAAAATGAATAAATAATAATAGGACAAATTGTGGTCCCATCTCCATCATTTCTATATCTTCTTGGCGAAATCCCGACATTTACAATATAAATATTTTCCATAATATTTCTATATGATGTTTGAATTTATTAGTGACATTCATATTAAAGATGAATGTCCCTTTATTGTTCCAACTGCTCCCATATTAATTCTCGCAGGAGATATAGGTCATTACTCGCATACTGCGTGGAAAGAATTTATGCAATATGTGTCTAAAATGTGGAAAGAAGTCATTTATGTGTTAGGTAATCACGAATATTATCATTATGGTCGTTCTTATACAGAAATTCATCATCACTATAAATTATATCTTTCGCAATATCCGAATATTCATATTTTAGATAGTCAAATATCGTCTATTAAAATCAATAATGTGCGATTTTTCGGGGCGACAATGTGGACACATTTGAAACTCAAACATAGTGCGTTCTATCGTCAGGCGATTTCCAATATAAAAGAACGCAAATATATTCCAAAACTAAATGAAGACTACGACGAATTGAACGCGAGAATAGAAGACGAACTCAATCATATCTCTCTTGTGCTTCAAGAGGATATTAATACAACCACATTATCTCCCGAAACGTGGAATATGATGCACGAATACGATACCGCATTATTATACGATTTTGTATCCAGAGAGAACCATATAAATATTATCATAACCCATTTTCCTATATTCAAAGTCGGTTCAACAAATCCCGAATATGAAGAAGAAGATTATATTAAATGTATGTTCGCAAGTGATGCCTATTTGTTCTTATTTAAACAATTGTTCCCTCATATAGAAGAATTCTTAACCATTCCAGAATACGAACATCAATACAAATTAGATTTAGAAGAATTGGATATTTCATTAAAAACATTTATATTCATTTCCGGACATACTCATTATAATTTTACGTATGCGTTTAAATACGAAAACACTAATTTTATATTTGTTAGCAATAATCAATCCAGAGAGAACACTACGATTGATAAGATTTCAACCTGTTCTATTGAATTTTAATATAGGATTATTATATAATGATAACCGTAGATAAAGCGAGTTCTATTGCGAAATATAACACTTTAATCTCTAAAAATAAACCCATATTTGTATTATTCTATGCCGAATGGTGCGGACATTGTCAAGCACTTAAACCGACATGGCGCAAATTTATAAAATCGGTTAAAGAAACCATCCCAATCGCTGAAATAGAGTCGTCATTTATGGGACAAGTCAATGGATATAAAGAAATAGACGGATACCCTACATTAATGTTGATTAGAAATAATGAACTCATCGCAAAATATGAAGGACCACGCACCGAACAAGGATTGAGACAGTTCTATATGAAATACTCCAAGAAGGGCGGTAAATCTCGTAAAGTAAGAAAATTAAAGAAACGCCGTCAAACTCGGCGTATGCGAGGCGGGGGATGTGGATGCAACGCGTTCAATTAGTTTTTCAGCATCTTCTTTTGCCTTCATAGTTACTTCTTTTGTGCGTTTCACAAAATCAGTAATGGTAGTGCTTGCTATCAAATAGAGTGCGGTAGAAAAGATTAGACTTCTGTGGAAACTATCCATTCCTGTTGTTCCCCACGGATTGAAGAAATAGAGGAGTATTCCGGCCATATATAATCTATAATAGTAATTCAACATATCCAGATAGAATAGGGCATCATTCCATAGACGAAACAGAATAATAACATAAAATACGATCCACAATAAAGACAATAGAATGAATACATTTTTATATGTCTCGGGATACCAACGGAGAGAAAGGAGAGAATAGAAACGACGCAATGTAAAGAACATTATATATTTACTGTATATATTTTATTGCGACGTAGGAACAACCGGCATCAGAATGTGTATGTTGGAAAAAGAATAATCCGCATTTTTTACATTTGCGTTCGTCCGTCATTTCAATAAACTGATGGCGACGAATATGGTGAAACTGTTCAATCGTTCCACATAAAGCACAGAAACGATTGGGACGGTCAACCCGCGGCATTCCAAGAATATTATTCATTGTATATATATATGGTAAATAAAAAGTGTCCGCCTAACACATTCTGCTTCTCTTGGGAAGTCGTTTTAATCATCTTGGTTTTAGCATTCGTGATTTGGTGGATAATGCCAAAAGAAGTGAAAAAAGTAGAATATGTTCCTATACGAGTAGAACCCCGTGTAGAACCTCCTAGAAATAATATATTTATGGACCCATATGTGCCTCCTCAGAAAATCAATCCATACATACAACCCGTTTCGTATTCGCAGGTCGGAATTCTCACAGACATACACAACAACATTTTAGGACTGTTTGGAAAACCACACGACACGTCGCGCAATAAATGGAGTTATTATACGATGTCTGACCGCAATGTGAGCGTGAAATTACCGGTTATTCGCAACGGCAAAAGCTGTACGGGCGATTATGGATGCGATGAAATCATAAACGGCGAAACTGTATATGTCCACGGATACAATGATGTGTTTAATGTTTTAATCTATGACAACGCAACACCAAGATATAATCCGTTTATATAATATAATGAAAATCACTTATAAAGATTTATATGAATTGACAAAGGATAAACAAATCATTGGTATTGGAGAGAACACACACGGTTCACATTGCTTTTGGAACTATCGTCGCAAACTGATTGAATTATTACGCACAAAAAACGCCGTCATTGCTCTAGAAGAAAACGACCATTTTTTAAATCATTCTCCTGAAAATCGCTTCCCAATGCATCAAACAAAAGTATTTAAGGACTTTCAGACCCATATGGAGAAACTGAAAATTCCCATCATAGGGGTTGATAATTATACTGGGACATCGTCCAATATAAGAAACCGTCGTATGGCAGAAGAGATTTTAAAACTCACAAAGAAATACGATAAAATCTTCTTTTTAGCATTCAATTCACATATTAGCACTTTTTCCGCTCCAAAAGGGTTCAATTTAGACTTTCGCGGATATGATAGTAAGCACGATGTGGGACATTATTTAAAATCCTATTTTAACATTGGACTAATCTTATTAAAGGGTAAAACAAAGGGCAAACAACTCGGCGAATATGATGAACGCATCTTTGATTTTAAAAATCTACCAGACATCATGAAATTACATTCGGGTATATATTGGCAACACCAGAATTACAAATATTCCGGAATGGGACCCTTTTTATACGAAAATTATGAAACCCGTTGGCACGACGCATTCATCATTATTCCAGATTGTAAAAAACCGGCGTTATAGAATTGAAAATATATTCATTACATATAGAAATGAATATACTTGCGAACCATAATACAAAAGAAATGATTGGACTTCAATATAGTAGTATAAAGGAAAGTTTAAAAAGCGATACATTTTATATTATTACAGAGTGCTCAGGTATATATAAAGTCATAAGCATTGAAAAATTAAATGTCATTGAAAATGGACTAGACGGGCATTTTAAATTAAGCGTCATTCGCGACAAATATGACAGTTTTACAGTCAATAGAGACCATCCTGATATAACCAATTTGCCTATAACAGATATGTATATAACACTAGAAGAAACAGAATATTTGAAAACATACGAAAAAGAAGACTATAATGAAGACCACGTAAATATAAAAATAAGAAATCATATAGATGAATTAAATCCCGAAAATGTATTCAGCGAAATCCCGAAAGATTACTATAATATTTCATTAAATGGATACTCACCAAATAAGCGATATATGTTATATGATTATGCGTTTTTAGCGACTGAAAAAATATTGTTGTAATATAAAATGGAGACTTCAGGACCCGTTTTTCATCAAGAACTGGTGCTGAAAAATATAATAAGTACATATGATAAGTATGTGAACTTATTATCTCCAATTATAAATGTTGAAGTCGGCGATAAGATTTCGTGGTTTGAAACCGAACATAAAGATATTCTAATAGATACTCTATTTTTATCACAAATTTATATTAATAAACCCACCTATTATACATCTGTTTATCGCTGGTATTATAATCAAAACAGAGAACAAACACTTTTTTATATTGCCACTATCAAACAGAATTATGCGAAATTTTTAGACGATATTTATTATGGATGTAGCACAAGTTATATGTATAAGAAGTTTAATGAAATCGCTGAGAATACACTGGTGTTTAACGAAAAACTGTCCAACGGATTTTCCAATTTGAGAGAAACCTATCTATATGATGGCAAAATTGTAGATGTATTGAATAAATTCATAAACATTATGCGCGAATTCAAGACGAATATTATCCAAATACGACAACAAGTTCTCTCCTATCCGCCAAATACGTTTTTCCAATAATTTATATTCATAATATATACTATGAATATAGAAAGCGCCGAAGTCATACATCAGTGTAGTTTAAGATGTTCGTATCAATATAATTATGGAACGAGTGCGTGTGTGGTTACAAACAATAGAGATTATCTTGAATTCACATATGATGATGGTGTATCCTCTGTGTTTTTTAATGAAGAACCCTATGTTGTAAAAAATGTTCGTCTTTATAGAACGGGTATTCACGCTATAAATCGTATTTCACCTGCTGCTGAACTTGTTATTCATTTACACGCGAGAGATAGTATGACAAAAAATCTTCAAATATGTATTCCCTTCTCTCAAAAAGACGAACGCTCTAATGCGAATGATATGTGGTCTCAAATTATGCCACATTTACCTGATGTAAATCAAACCCAATCCATAAATGTTCCCGCATTTTCATTGAACGCATTCACACCAAAAGGCGCATATTTCTACTATAAGGGAACCAATGTTGCCGATGTAAATGACAATAATTATGATGTGATTGTATTTGAAGTGTGGCCGAACATTTCGGTTTCTAATCGCACATTGCTTTATTCTAAACTACAAGAATTTCAGGTTCAAGTTCTCGGAACAGACCGTATATATTATAATCGTCTAGGAACCACTGCGGGGAACATTGACGGTTCGGATGATATTTATATTGATTGTCAACCAACGGATGATGGACCCGATATATTACCCGCTAAAGATGAACCTATCTCTACATCTGTTTTAGATGAAGAGAAGAAAGAGAGAATATGGATGATTATATTTGCGATTATTACATTTATAGTGGTTTTCATTGTTGGTGTCATTACATTCTATTTGTTTAGATATTTAAGACCTATTGTTGCCGATTTCTTCAATGACTCTCCAAGAAAATCTACAACGTAGATGCGGAAATACTTTTATCTACGACAGGCTCAAACGATGCCATCCCCATTGACATCTCCGACACCATTGGAACCAACTCCTTTACAATATCTTCTTCCAATGTGGGCTCAAATTGATTATATGCGGACAAATGACTTTCACGGTCATTGCCTACATAGTGCCTAAACGGGGTAGTGTGAGAAGTCATACGACGTGATAATTCATATAAGAAGAAAAGTGCTACTACGCCTAACAACTTATGGACGAAAAATAGATATATTCCTCCTAAAAGAAGAACACCGAACCCAACGGGATGGTTCAGCACATTAGAGACTTCTAAAGGAACATCAAAGTCAACGATGATTAATACAATGATTATGAGAACCAGCAAATGATACCAAAAGTTGGTCTTTAACGACTTTAATTTAAACATATTATATTATAATCTAATATAATATTTCACAAATTGAAAGAGAATTTTAAAGATGAATAGTCTTCAAGCAATTATGTCGCTCCATAAAACCCCTCTTCACGAGAAAATTATTAAACATGGATTTCTCGGAAATCGGGGTATAACATTGCCCCTTTCTGCGTTCACCGAGACAGAGATTAATCACATTAAAAAGGAATTGTGGATGAAACCATTTGTTCCAAAAATGATGAAAACCGCCGATACAGAAGAATTTCCTGTATATCGCGAATCCACCACTAAATTATATGTTCCTCGTTTTTATATTTATAATATGCTGACAGCAGTTGGATATGCGGAACCGTGGAAACGTATTCCCTCTAAATTAAATACCGCTACATCCATTGATATTCCATTTAAAGGAACATTACGGGATTTTCAAGTCCCCATTGTAGACGCATATATGGCCGAATCTAAACGCAGTGGTTGCGGATTGTTGGAACTTATGTGTGCCGCTGGAAAAACGGTTTTATCTCTTTATATTGCGAGTGAACTAAAAATGAAGACGATTGTCATCGTCCATAAAGAATTCCTCTTAAATCAATGGGTTGAACGAATTCAGGAATTCCTGCCCACTGCGCGCATTGGACGACTTCAAGGACAAGTGATTGATATAGAAGACAAAGATATTGTCATCGCAATGCTTCAATCCCTATCTATGAAAGATTATCCTCTATCATTATTCAGTTCATTCGGATTATCTATATTTGATGAATGTCATCATATAAGTGCCGAAGTATTCTGTCGTTCATTGTTTAAAGTCGTGACACCCTATGTATTGGGATTGTCGGCCACAATGAACCGCAAAGATGGACTGACGAAACTCTTCAAGATGTTCTTGGGAAATATCGTATATTCTAAACTGACAAGAGATGAGGATTATAACGTTCAAATTCGCAATATTCATTATTCAAATGAGGACAAGGATTATGCCGATGTGATTTATAATTATATGGGACAAATCCATCACTCTATTATGATTAAACGCATTTGCGAATTCACGTCGCGTTCAGAGTTCATTCTGAAAGTCTTAACGAACCTACTAAAAGAAGAACCGCGTCATCAAGTGATGATATTGGCACATAATAAATCCCTATTGAAATATCTATATACCGCAATTGAGAACCGCAATATTGCGAAAGTGGGATATTATGTGGGCGGAATGAAAGAGAAGGATTTAAAAGATACCGCAGATAATAAACAAGTGGTGGTCGCTACATACGCAATGGCCGAAGAAGCATTGGATATTAAAACACTAAGCGCATTAATGATGTGTACACCTCGCGCCGATGTCACACAAGCAGTGGGACGCATTTTAAGAATGAAACACGAGTATCGCCCTATTGTGGTGGATATAGTGGACGAACACGATGTATTTCATTCTCAATGGGAAAAACGCAAAACATTTTATAAGAAAAATTCATACGAAATGGTGGAATTATCGCACGAGGAGTATTTATTCAATACACCTTGGCGCACTATAAAAGTAAAATCAGTTAAATCTCTATCAAATACGTGTCTAATCAAACTTTGACATATTTATATCGCCGTTTAAACCGATTATTGAATATATTCTGTGTCTGTTTATCACTATAATAATTATTGGATATATCTATTCCCGATGTATATTCCTTCATTTGATTATAGATAAGCATTTTAGATTGATGTAATACGTGGGGCGGAATATGAATTACATTATATTTTTTACACCAATAAAGACACTTGGATATATGCCGTTCATAGTATTTCATTAATTTAATATATGGTGCTTTTCGCTCCACATATTGAATCAAATTCACCGTTGAAAATATATTATCTATTTGTTGTTGCGCATATATGGCATTTATTTCGGACAATCTACAATAAAAAATATACGGAATATTGAAATTGAAAATACGTCTTACTGATACTTGCTTTGTCATAATATGGACGAATGTATTCCACAACTGGATACGCACTTTTTCGGTATAATTTGCCTGACGAAATCCGCGACATATAATGTATTTTTCCGAGTTCGCATAACGACTTGTCTGTGGTTTATAAATCGTAACAATATCATACATAGACGACAATAGAAATAGCAAATCTATCGTGTTTTCTTGGAATAAATCAAAACATTTTAATACGAAAATGCCATTATTTTTCTGCATTGTTAGTGCGAATACGACTTGTGCGTATAATAGTTTCCATATCATTTCCTCCTGATTTTGATAATCCGTGGAAAAATCAAATCCGCCATCACCCGTTATGAAATCCATTTGTTGCCGATATTTGTTATGACAATATCTCAAATTGATATAGGAATATAAATCACCTGTGCCGTCCTCGCCATATTCTAGTTTTATATTGGGGTTCTTCTTCATAAGAACATGACTTTTCTTCCACGACGGGATTTGCGAATTTGTCTTATTGATTAAGGTCATTCCATAATATTCGTCAAATGCGTTTTGACGGAGATTTACAGTGGCTTCAATAAATCCACCTGGGCCTTCTGCCAAATGAAAAGATTTCATATATTGATATGGGAATTCCTCCAACAAATTGAAATGCTGAATGATTTCAATCATTTTGAAATATGCGCGAGAAATAGGAACATAGGCCGCAATTGTTTTCTCATCATAAATAGATGTATTGATAAATTCATACGGATTTGTGAATTTCTTGTAAAAATCCCATTGTGCACCGTGTTTCTGTATTTCCATCTTTGCCTGCTGTAGATAATAAGCGTGTGTCTTGTTAATTTTTATAATAGGATTGTCCAAAGTGTCCGTCTTTTCATTTGTCTGCTCTGTCAAATGAAAATCGTTTTCATTAATGATTTTATGAATGCGTGGAAGATTATATCCAATTGACATTTAATATAGGATAAAAGAATATTTTTAAATGATAAATGATTACAATTCACCCGTCGCTGTAATTGATTCGGGTTCTTCAATGTCGTGAAGTCGGCATCCATCCCAACCCTGTTTTATAATATTTCGCGTGAATTGTTTGTCCATATATTCCTCCAATTCCTTTCCTGCTCGGTGATGGCCGTTATTTGAATTACTACACCAATTCTTGAATTCTGCCGACAATTCTTTTTTGCTGATGAAACCATCTGCCGCGCGTTTCAAACATTCCGATACAAACTGTGCCAAATAATCCTGCTTATTGCGATAGTTGTTGCTCGCCTCCATAACGATCTCGCACTCGTCTACATTACCGTTTGTAATCAATACCTTTTCCACCAACATTGACATGAAGATTTCCGTCCATCGTTGCAATTTCTCGTCCATCTCTTTATCTATTTGGAAATAATGAGTATCACTTGATGGGTCTTCTTCGCGCCTCTTGTCCGGATTATCTACGAATTTAGACATAAAGCTACATAGACAAATACGTCGCCACGTTCCATCATCATTGGTTTTAATGTCAAACAGATTATTCGTACATACAACCAGTTTGAACTGCGGTTTAAATGTAATCGGGGATTTATACAATTCACGACCCGTCATATAATCTTCTCCTGTGAGTTCCTTAATCATACCATCATTTAGTGGGTCGTTCTTGCTCGGTTCTTGCATCACCGCATAGCGAATACCTTTCAGAGCAGCAATTTCCGGTGTCGCACTTCCCACTCCACCGCGTTTAGATGTGACCAACGAAATCGGAACCACTGCTTTATAATCACCAAGCACACGAGACATCAGTTCCACCAGTTTGGATTTACCATTTGAACCACGACCATTATAAATGTTGAATGTCTGGTTCTTATTTACTCCTATAAGAGTAGATGCCAAGTGTTGCCACATATATTCACATAGGTCACGACGAGGAAACAATTTCCCCATAAACTCGTGAATTTCGCCCGATATATCTGTATGGACTTCGGGTTTATATTCCACATAATTAATATTGGTGGACATTGACACATAGTCATCTGGTCGGCCTTGGCGGAAACAACGCTCTGAGAAATCAAACACGCCATTGTTGAAGCACAGCAAATGCGGTTTCGTATCCAATTTCTCGTAGAACTTCGGTTCTTCCTTATAGAACAAATCCGCCGCCTCACGCATAACATTGTTCTTGAATGCCGACTGTTTCAGCTTCTTACTGATATCATTATATTTCTGCGAGAGTTTCCTAAGTCGCTCCAATTGGGACGCGTCTTTTTCCACCGTTGCTTCCGTTTCGGCAACAGAATGCGCATCACCTTGTAGCGCGAGTTCCATATCTGCCGGAGACGCTCCCGACTTTTGAATGAGTTCATTCAATATCTTGTCGCTCTTGTCCGAATAGAGTTTAGACAATTCTTTTGAGATGTTCAATCTCAATGAAAACCCGCTGTCTATCTCTTGCCATCTATGGTTTTTATACTCATACCATACTTTATTCTTAATGTCGGCACAGCGATACTGGTCTTTATAGAGATGGAACAACACGAGCGCCAAGTCGTATTCATTGCTACACGAAATGGTCTCTTCCATATAATATTCAATACTCTTGTATTTGATTTCCTTGTATTTAGCAAAGTCGTCTTGCTTCAACCAATACATAATGGAACGCCCTGATAGGCCTTCATCTGTCATTTCGGTATTCCACATTTCATAATATCGTCCTATATCCGAGAATGAGAATTTAGAGGACTTCGCACTGAACGCCATCCACGTCAAGAATAAGCGATGGTCGGTATTGTGGAGCGCCCATCCAACGCGTATCCATTTGTTATAGTCATTACTGTAGTCCTCATTCAACCCCATTGTGTAATTATGGACTTCAATGATGGAATATTCTTCGCGCTTCATTCCCGAGAACATAACATCAAGAATTTTATTCAAAGTTTCAAGGTCGCTGATTTCAGTGACATCAAAATTAAATGTGGATTTCATAATGGAAATTGTCTGTGTTTGTACCACCGTGTTTTCCGGTTTATGAACTTTCCCCTTTAATTGTTGATACTTCTCGGGGTTCTTCAATACAAACTGTATATGATGCGTATATTGTGCGCTCAGAAGTTCAATCGCTTTTTCTTTTCTCTCAAAGAACTTGTTGATTTTCTTCGCTTGAAGTTGGTGAACGATTTCGTCGTCTTCTTCGTGAATGCTTACTAGATAGTATTTAATGAGTTCATAGGGTTCGTGATTGGGCTTCTTAGACCCATACATTTGCCAGTTTGTATGTCCCTTGGAAATCCCCTCATCCAAAATATCATTTATTTTATTGATGAAATGATAGGGGTTATCTCCATTGAGGTCAAGCAGTTCCTCCAATTTAGGCATAATCATTCGTCGCAATTCTTGTTGTAAAATATGATCCATTTGAATGCCGAAAATAATATGAATGCCGTCCTTAGTCAGTTCATCAATGCGATTAATGTTCTTTTTCATCATAACATAAATCGGATATGTATCCTCTTCTTTAAAGGCAAATAGTTCGTTCAGGCATTCCGTATATAATCCAAGAATGTCGGTTATGAGGTCAAGTGTAATATTACGCTCAGATAAATCACAACTATTATAACGAAAATCCATATCAATCAATAGAGGACCACACGGCTCGTCCCCGTCTTGGAAACGATGAAGCTGAACCTCGGTCAAATATTCCTTTTGATGATTTTTGAATACAGCATTGTAATAATGCCGATAAAATTCGGGTTTATCATCCGCAGAAATGAAATATTTTCCACCCATAGGACACTCGCCGGTAGTGCCGGTCGCACCTATACGTGTATGCGTGATGGGGTCACCCTTAACTGTGACAATATGATTTTTCAAGAATTCAAATAAGTTCGTTTGCGACATTTTGTCAGAGTTATATTACGACAATATTATTATTTAGTGTATTTGAATTAATACGAGTTCAATTCTAACGCACTTGTATATATGCTATTTTATATAAAGTTATGTTTATATATATTCAAAAATTGAATTAGAGTTTATATATACACTTTTATATAACATAAGATGTCGGTTTCTGCTCTAACAAAGAAGCGTCTTATTAAAGACATCACCGATTTATATCATTCACCATTGGAAGAACAAGGAATTTATTATATACACGATGAGAGCAATATGTTGCGCGGATATGCGATGATAAAGGGACCTACTGATACGCCTTATGAACACGGATTTTATACATTTCGGTTTGAATTCCCGACGGATTATCCTCATAGTCCGCCCACTGTTATTTTTACAACCGGCGACGGTCATATGCGGTTCAATCCCAATTTATATGTAAATGGAAAAGTGTGTTTGTCCATTTTGAACACATGGGAAGGAGAGCGATGGACTTCTTGCCAATCTATACGCACAATATTATTGACGCTTGTAACCGTATTAAATGAAAATCCCCTATCCAATGAACCCGCGTATAATCATCATAAAAGCACTATGACGGAATGCCAGAATTATATTGCGCTTGTAAAATATAAGAATATTCAAGTGGCGTTATTATCGCCATTTGAAAAGGGACTTGCTACCGAATATTTACATTTTATGCCGCATATTGTAAAGTACCTCAGAGAGAACAGAGAGAAAATATTGAAAATGGTTGAAATGTGGAAAAAAGAAGGTATGAAATCGGATTCATTCACATATCGCGAAGGGATGACGGTCAGTATTCCTTATAATTATGATTGCGTATTGAAATTTGCCAATCTATTTAATAGACTACAACTCGTTCTTGAAAATATTAAGTAATATATATGGATGCGTTTTTAGGTGAATTTGTATATGGAAGTATTGACGGAATTATTACAACTTTTTCTATTGTAGCAGGAAGTGTTGGAGGCGGATTATCCAAAAATGTCATCTTAATATTGGGACTATCCAATGTAATTTCAGATGGGTTTTCAATGGGAGTGTCGCGTTATTTGAGTGCCTCGGCAGAAATACAACAGAAATTATTAAAGGGTAAAAATGCGTTTATTTCCGGATTAGCAACATTCATATCTTTTGTGATTATAGGAATGTTGCCTATTCTTCCATTCTTATTTACCGATGGAGTGGAAGCAAAAAAAATATCTTTAATGATTGCTCTATTTATGTTTGCGATTATCGGAATTATAAAAGGATATGTAACACGTCAAAATATAGTATGGAGTGGAATAGAAACATTCTTAATTGGAACTACAGCAGCACTACTTGCGTATAGTATTGGTCACAGTTTATCTGATATGGAATAATTTATTTGCCGTATTTCCAATGTGTGTCGCATATACAACACAAATACATATATTTCAGATTGATGTCATCATAGCGAATATATACGATTTCTTTCTCTTGGTCTCTATTTGAACCACATTCGGGGTTAGGACAATCAACGGTGGTTGTTCGTGGAAGAGTGGGATCATATTTAGTATATTCATTAATCAAATAGGTGGATGCTTCTTGTTTAGCGGACAGATTAATTTCGCTAATGACTAAATCCTCGGGGCGAGTATCTTCCGTGTTTCCGCATTTGGGACAATGATACTTCAACTGTTCAGTGTCTGCTGAAGGGAGAATGGAGAGGCGATACATCGTTTGACAGTTAGAACAGAATCTCATCTTTTGCTGTATATATTGTCTTTATAATTAAATTCAATTGAATTAAATTTATATCTTTATAGTATACTATAACGATATGTCTAAGAAATCCAAAACTGTAAGGGTGGAGAGCGAAGATGAAGCAGAAGAAGTAAAAGAACCGACGATTGCCGATTTATTGCCTCCTGATGAAGATTTTGAAAGAGAACAACAATTACAGAAATTTGATGAAAGTGTAAGAAAACAGATTATTTTGGAAAATCACCGAGAACTCATTCAAGAGAGTTATGACGAAATTCAAATGTTAGTGCGTGTAGTGAGAAATGAATTCGGCGAAATCATTGACCCATTACATAGAACATTACCATTCTTGACAAAATATGAAAAGACGCGTATATTAGGTGTCAGAACAAAGCAATTAAATCAGGGGGCAGAACCATTTATAAAAATAGATGCTGGACTGATTGACAGCGAAGTGATTGCTGAGAAAGAACTGGAAAATAAGATGTTGCCATTTATTATTGTGCGTCCATTGCCGAGCGGTAAAAAGGAATTCTGGAAATTAGAAGATTTAGAATATATTGATTTTTAAATATTGATATATTATATAATGGTTTTTCAAGAATATCAAATAGAAGGGATTGAGATTGAATATGATGAAGTGAGCAAATCTCTACGATTAGTAGATGATGATATAGGAAATGAAGCACTTGAAATGTTAATAAATTATATTAAAGACCATCAACCCTTTTCTCAGGTTAAGAAACTTGATTTAGGAAAATCTGAGAATTTAACAGAACTTCCTGAAAGTATAGGCGAATTACCTTCGCTTAGAGAATTGTATATAGAAAGTCCAATAACATCATTGCCTGATTCCTTATATGAAATGGAAAACTTAAAAACATTAAGTATTGTAGGCGGACGATTAGATGAATTAAAAGATATGAGTCGTATGACTGCGTTGAGATATTTACGACTGGGTGATTTTGAAAATGAAACAACTATTAGATATTTACCAGAATCTGCTTTTCCAAATAGATTATTAATTCTTGATATCCAAGGATTAGACATAGATGAGATAGAGGATTCTTTAATTAATAATACAAATCCCAATAATACAACTGTTTATGTATATAATTCTCCATTTGAAGAAATGGAAAATGAAGACCCAATGTTAGAGAATATTCATCTAATTGTGCGTGAAGAAACCGAGAATGTTCCAGGGTTTCCTACATTTTTAAATAATGGTCTTCAGGTTGATGATGTATCTCCTATTGGAAATGACGACGCATCTCCACAAGGAGCAAGTGAAAATGATGTAATGGAACCGGCACAACCAAGCATATCATTATCTTCAGATGGGTCGCAATCTGATGCGGAAGATGTTGAAGTGGATGAACTCCCAGAAATCACAGATTTTACATCTCTTGATACTCTCAAAGAAATTATGAAGAGTTATAAAAGACGCGCACTTCCAGATAGAACATATGCGGAAGCACATCCATCCAGTAGTGGACCTATTACATTCAACACAACACGCGAGAATATGTTTTCATCAGTCATCAAAGAATTAAATATCCGAAATAATTTTGAAACTCTTTTATTAAAAGAAAAGGTGAATTTCCGCATAGATGCTGGAGTAGATATGGGAGGAGTA